TCTTCTTTCAATCCTTCAAAATAAGACGTAAGAAGTTTATTATCATAATGATTTTTCTCTTTAAAATCATCTATTTGTTTCTCTACTTTCTGCTTAGTCTCATTAAGTTTACTAAGTACCTGCTTCTTTAACTTCCTATCATCATCTTTAAACTGATCATGATGATCCCAAATTCTTATAGCAGCTTCTTTTAATTCTTCGAAGATCTTATCTTTAGTCTCTTTAAAAGTCTTTTTTATTTCATCTATTTCAACTCTTCTCTCAAAATCCTTAGTATCAAAACTTTCATTTATTTCATTGAGATCTGAGTCAAATTTAACTCTTAACTCTTTTAAGTTATCTCCAACTTTTATAAAATCATCATCAATTACACTAAAAGTCTTTCCAATCCAAGAGAAATCAGGTACTTCATTAACTTCATTAACCCATTTTGGGAAAGTTGGGATTTCATCCCTAATTACCTGAAGTTCTTCTTTTATAGTTTGAAGATCTTCTTCATAATATTTGGGTTGAGGTAAATTAACTATTTCTTGCTTAATAAGATCTATCTTATTCTCAATATTCTCTACTTGCTCATCATAATATTTTATCTCTGGTATATCAGCAGCATTTTGATTTATTTCTGCTCGTACTGAATCAATCTGTTCATAAATTGCTTCTATTTCATTTTTAGGTATCTCTGCTCTTACTTGATTTATTTCTTCTTCAAGTGCTTCTAATTCTTTATCATAATATTTAATTTCAGGAATATCTGGAATAGACTCCCTTACATTATTAACTAAACGAACTAATTCTGACCATTCTGGTGCCTTTACAACATCTGTAACTTCTATAAAGGCATTTCCTTCTGCATCCTCAATAGTTTGAGTATCCTCTTCTACTTCCTCAGGACTAACAAACTCTTGAAATGATGGTAATTCTTCTTCTACTAAAAAATCACTAAGAGATGGCAAATCATCTGAAACGTCAGAATAATCTTCTATTGAAGGCAAGTTTTCGTCATTAATATCTGACATTTCTATGGTATGAGTATCTAAAGTACTTTGGGATTCCTCTCCCAATTCTATTTAGTTACATTCTGTCCTTTCAGCAATTTTTGTAATTCTGCAGTAGAACCTACAAACAAAGCATTATTGACAGTGGTTGGTCCTTTAGATTCTTTCTCTTCATTTACATCTTTAAGTTTCTTTTGCAAATCCATTAATTTATCGGTGGCATCTGCTACCGATTTAATAAGTTGTCCTGCAACTTCATATGCTCTTGGCATTTCGCTCTCTTGAGCAAGTTCAAGAATTCCGTTAATTGCTTCTTGTCCTTTCTCAATGATAGAGTATAGATTTCCTCTTGTATACTCATAATCCTTTTCTACGTCGTCTTTGGTTAGTCTATCTGGTTTTTCGCGTTCAACACCAACTTCAATATTCTCATCTACAATTATATCAGTAACATCCTGCATAGATCAATCCTCAAAATACACTACCATCAAATCCAAAGTCATCACCAACTTCTATGAGATCTGCATCTGCACTGGTAATCTCATAAACTTTAGCTCCAGAAACATGTTCTTGAGGAGTAGTATTGTACTGACCCCTCTTAACTGTTAGATCATTTCCAGAGATCTTATCAATGTAAATATTCTCCTGACCAATGTAGATATTGGTACTAACTGTAAGTGCCTCAGCATTAGCCACTGTAATTACAGTTTCTGTTTGGTCTACATTCTCAGTAACGTAAGTCTTGTCATCTCCATCATAGTCTTTAGTTGCTTTAGGTGTAACACTATATGTAACATCTCTAGTGTATGTACCTGTTCCTCTTTCTCCAGCAACGTAACCAATTTGGACCTTCCTAATGACATCACTAGATACATCACTAATAGGACCATATAGATAGGTTTTAGCAGTGAATCTTAAGGTATAAACAAGTGCTCTTCTTGTATCAAAATTACCTTCATAATCATCTTCCATAGTAATGTTGTCAAGTTGAATAGCAACATCCTTTTTATCATTCAATCCACTTAAAAACTTAATAGGAATTTGATATGCAGGTTGAAAATAAGGAAGAATCTGTTCAATAACTTGCAAAGCATCATCATTCAATTTAGTCATGACGCTTAGTTCTATACTCATATTATATGGAACTGGCAAATACGCTTTTTTTACCTTAGTTCCATCAGTAGGATCAGTCATATAGAATGACTGTGTTTGAGTAGATTTCCTAGTAGGATCATATTGCACACCATTAAATTCAAATGACATTCTTGGAAGACTCATTTGAATAGGCTTATTTAAATCAGCTTCCTGTTGTAACCTAGCAAGAAACTTTTGAGTGGGACCATAAGCGAGAGGAACTTTGATGATACTGACAGTCTCATCACCATTCTTATGCTTGATCTCCAATCCATTGAAAAGAGAACCAAATGCTATAATAACGGATCTAAAGACCTCGTTATAAAAATACTCAAACATTGTCCTACTATAGGGATATAGTACTATTTAACACTTTTTTAATTAAGGCATTCCAAATGGATTAGTATCAGTAAAGTCTATAATATCATCTGCTGCTGATTCTATTACATCATTATCAGCAAATGGATCTACCAAATCATCAGTATTAACTGTTCTAATTGTATATGTTGCTCCAGAAGATTGTCCAATAACTACTTCTCCAGCTCCATAGACTCCATCCACAATAGAAATTTCTAGAGTATTATTTTCAGCATCCCATTCTTTAACACGTGCTTCAGTTCCTGTAGTAATACCCTTAACCACTTCATTAAAGAGGAATGTTCCTTTACCCATAGTTGCACCAATACCAGCAGGAGGAGTAATAGTAGCAATTGGCGCAGTTTCATATCCCACTCCAGGTTCAATAATATATGCCGCAGTTAATATACCTGCAGAATTAGCATGTGCTATACCATAAGCAGTGGTATCTCCAAGTCCTGGAGCACCAAAGGAAATAGTTGGATTTGCAGTATATCCAGAACCAACAGTACTTGCAATACTGATAGTTTGAACTGCTCCAAGAGTAGTAGCAATACCAACTGTAGCAGCAGCACCAGTACCACCTCCACCTTGGATGGTAATTATAGGTGCTTCAGTATAACCAGCACCTGCATTAGTGATAAGAATAGATGCAATTTTACCACCCTTTAATCCATCACAACCAACATAATCAGTGGTCACAGAAGCAATACCAGTAGCAGTGGTTCCTCCAGCTGGTGCAGAAGAGAAACCAATAATAGGTGGCATAGTATAACCACCACCCATATCAGTAATAGTAAGATCAGTAATAGCACCACTACTAGCAATAGACACAGATGCTGCAGCAGTAGTTGCTGTTCCTATTAATGTAAGAGTTTGAATGTAACCTAGTTGTTCTATCTCATCATCAATAGTGTCAATTCCAGTATCGATAACCTCATCCTCATATCTGTAAAGCTCACATCTAAGTTCATAAATGTAATTCTTCTTCAATTGATAGAAAGGTTGTTCATGCTCAACATATTTGATTTCAAATAATCTATCACCCAAAGGAAAATATATAAGATCTCCTTCCTTAGGTCTAGTTGCTAATTCAATATTTCCTAAATTCTTAATTAAAGGTTCAATATAAGTACTCCATCTATCTCTGGAAATGATTAAAGTGAGATCATCTTGTTCTTGAATTCCAAATTTTGAAAGAACAGTTCCTTGACCACCATATCCTTCATAATTATCCACATATGCTTCAAGTGGATAAGCATCATCAAATTTTGATTCTATAACTTCCTTTATAACAGTAGTTTTAGAAACATACTTACGAGGCATATAGTAAACCTCGACGCCATACATCTTCAACTGTTCATCTATAAGATTCTGCAGTAGATCTTGTTCAGCTGTGGAACCATTGAGGAAATATGGATTAAGTACCATAATCTTAACCTATCATATCTAAAGGTGGAAGTTCATAAGTACTGAGCATCGCATTCCTAATCTCATCAATTTCTCTTTGCCCATCATCATAAAGTTGTCTTCCATTAAACTCAATACCACCTGGAAGTTTAACTCCTTGGAATTTAATAAGATTTTGACCCCATTGCTTTTTAAACAATGCAGTAGCATAAGGTTTTAAGAAAGAATCATTCCACACTCTAGGATAATCACTAGGATCAACAGTTCTCCAACAATCCATAACTATAAAATCACCTACATCAAATTGATCCCAATCAACATCCAAATATAATCTATCTTGCCTCTGATTAAATCTAATTTGTTTATGAGTATTCAATAGGAAATTCATTGTTTCCAAATAACTCATTGCCATCTGATATGACAATAAATCAGTTTGACCCCAGTAGTAAATATCATTTAAAAATAATTGATATTTAAAACTAAACATATTGCTAACGCTTATTGATTGAGCGTTATCCCACTGCATTACCTTTTCAACCCCTATGATGTGAGGGGGTACTGGAATGTAATTACTATTCTCATACCATGAAAAATCTGTACTACCTTTAGAAGGCATACTTTCAGTAACAGTAGTGGTGGTTATACCAGTTTGAGTACCTTCTGGATTAGCACCTGGTGGACGTCCTTTTCCTCTATCCTTGTCTGCCTGTGTTACTTTATATTTTAAATAACATCTTGAAACACCATCAAAATGCCTCTCATAGAATAGTTGCAAGGCATCATCAATTAAATCTTCACATTGCTCCGAAGCAAGATTAACGTCTATGACAGGAGCACCTAACTTCCTTAGAACGTATTCTTTAAATTCGGATCGTGTAGTAGGTTGCGCCATTATACACTATACTTTTTTATTATTTAGGATGGTGCAGAAGAAACCCCTGATAGAACTAGCACATTTCCTGAAGCAATTCTATAGGTGGATGCTGCTGTACCTGCTCTTGTAAATGTAACTGCTGTTCCTGGTAAAATTTCAGCAGAATGTGTATGAGCAGATCCAATTGTTACAGTGCTAGTAGTGACAGCAACACCTGTAACATAGATATCTTCCAACACAGATCCTACTGACATAGAATCACCAACTGCTACATCTGTGACTTTATTAACAATGAAATTAACACTACCTACACCTACAGTATGACCTACAGCCACACCTGTATTTAAAATAGTATCAGTAGCACCACCTGCTTTAACTAATATATCATAATCATATCTTCCACCAGACAATCCACTAGTGCCATCAGCATCTAATGAAATTTTAAATTCTCCTGCTGCAGCACTTGTAAATCCTACAGTAAAAGTTGCTGCTGCTACAGTAGTAGATCCAGTTCCAATACTCTTCCTCATTTGGGAAGATCCACTATAATTAGTAAAATCAAAATTTGTTTTATCTGTATTTCTAACCTTAAAGGTTTCCTCAAAAGTTGCTCCCGTATTAATAGTTACGTTAGCACCATATGCCACTCCAGCATTCGGATCAAAAGTAATATTTTTATTGGCCATTTGATTCTAAAACCTTAAGAAGTAGAGATTTAATATCATTTATATCACTTTCAATGGAATCCAATCTTTCTTTATCTGAAAGCATTTTACTCCTATTTTCCATGTACTGTTGATAACCAGAAGTGTCTTTATTAATGACAGCTCCTGTAGAACTATCTTTATAAAGACCATCATGGTCCTTCACTCTAAGTAATGACATTATGCTAATGCAAGGACCCTAAGAGCTCTCACTCGAGGAACGAAAGCACTATTAGTGCTAGTTCCAATAATCTTAATTCTAAAGGAACTAAA